CCAAAGCGAACTTAACGAAGACATGACCACACTTGGGGCAGGTAGATACCGTGCCAAGGTTGAGTCAGCAAAGTCCCGTGAAGCGGAGCTACAGACGCCATACGGACAACGCTTGATGCGTGCAGGACTTCCTGCTCTCAACCAAGCAATCACCGACTGGCAGAAGGGTTTAGCCAAGGTTGATAACAAAGCCAGATTTCAAGTCGATTCGCAAGACCTTGACCCAAAGGTTCTTAGCTATATCAGTATCAAGGTTCTGTTGGACTGCATCACACAGAAGAAACCACTATCATCAATCGCCGTGTTCCTTGGAGCCCGTGTAGAGGATGAGCTTCGTTGTAAGTTTCTTGTGGCTAACAATGAAGCCAAAGGTAAGGGCATTCTTCTTGGTGCAGTTCGTCGTAAAGGAACAGCCGCTAAGGTTCGTCACGTTCGTTCGTCTATGAAACACGAGACAGAAAAAGGACTGATGATTGCTTGGGAGCCGTGGGCTCACCGAGACAAACTGAACCTTGGACTCCAGATGACGGAGCTTGTTCGAGTATCCACAAACCTCATCGAATACACCTACATTCTTGAGAAGAGACGTAAGCGTCCTACTCGCTACGTCAACGCAACTGCTGACACCCTACAATGGATTGAGGAGTTTAATGACAACAGAGAATTTATTGAACCGTTCTGGTTACCGACCGTTGAGCTTCCTGCTTGCTGGACTAACATCTGGGACGGAGGGTATGACCGACAGCATACTTACTTACCTAAAGTTCCATTCATTAAAACGAATAACATGGATTACCTTCGGTCTATCGAGGGTTCTCTCCCTGAACCAATGGAGGCAACTAACCTCGTTCAGCAAACCCCGTGGACTATTAACCCAGTAGTCCTCAAGGTGATGGAGTGGTGTTGGGAAAATAATGTCATCGTGGACGGGCTTCCTTCTCGTGAACAGGAAGACCTCCCACCTGTCCCCGTTGACTTTAAAGAAAACGAAGAGTCCAACACTCTCTGGCGGCGGATGGCGGCAAAGGTTTATAACAGCAGGTTATCTAATACCAGCCGCCGTCTGCTTGTCAGTAAGATTCTGTATGTAGCCAAGAAGCTAGAGGGGAAGCGCTTCTTCTACCCGTCACACGTAGACTTCCGTGGTCGCCTGTACAACATTCCTGCCTTCCTATCTATCCAAGGTCCAGACATTAGCCGTGGGCTTCTCCAGTTTCACCGTGGTGAGAAGATACGAAACGAAACAGATGCTGGTTGGTTAGCCATTCAAGGCGCTAACACGTATGGTAACGACAAGCTTACCCTCAAGAACCGTGTACAATGGGCTGAGGACTTCGCTCAGACGGCGATAGCAATCCACGAGAGTCCTACTACCAATCTTCAGTGGATGGACGCTGACGAGCCCTTCCAGTTCCTTGCGTGGTGCAATGAGTGGGGGCAGTACAAGAAGACAGGTAAGCTAGTAAGTCACCTCCCCGTCAACTTGGATGCCAGCAACAACGGACTCCAAATTCTCTCTATGTTGATGAGGGACGAATATGGGGCAAGAGCTACCAACGTAATGGTAGATTCTGAACCACAAGATATTTATAGAGTTGTCTCTGACCTCGTCAGTGAGAAGTTAGAGGCAGACAAAGCAAACAATCACCCCTACGCAGATAAGTGGATACAATTCGGTATCGACCGTAAGCTTGCTAAGCGTCCGACAATGGTGTGGCCTTATGGTGGCACATTCTACAGTTGTCGGGATTACGTCGATGAATGGTATCAAGACACAATGCGTAAAACCAGACGCGCCAACCCGTTCACAGAAGATGAACGCTATAAAGTCACTGGTTACCTCAGTAAGCTGACGTGGTCTTCAATCAATGAAGTCCTCGAAAAGCCCAAGGACTGTATGAATTGGTTACAGTCCTGTGCGAAAGCACTAGCAGAACACGGGGAGCCTGTAAGTTGGACTTCTCCTTCAGGCTTCCCTGTTCTCCAATCTTACAAGAAAACAACAGCACAGAATGTTAGCACAAAGATTAACGGCTCAGGGACGTACATCAAGTGGTACAAAGACACAGATGACATCTCCCCTCGCCGTCAGAAGCAAGGCATCAGTCCTAACTATGTTCACAGCCTAGATGCTGCTTGTCTAACCAAGACTGTGGTCGAGTGTAACAAGCAAGGTATCTACGACTTTGCAATGATTCACGACAGCTACGGAACACACGCTTCCAACTGTGACAAGCTCAGCCGTATTCTCAGAGAACAATATTATTCTGTTTTTAAGGTTGACCAACTTGAAGTCTTACGACACAACTTAAAGGAGAGCCATCCTGACATCGAATTTCCAGACACACCCGAATACGGCAACGCGAACCTCAGCGAGGTTCTCGAAAGTCCCTATTTCTTCTCCTAACCGAGAGTTAACAACAACCAAAACATAAAGATAAAATAATGAGTAAAGTACTGACAACACCCAAAGGTACAGCAGTGTACCCACGTATCGACACACCTGATACAAAGTTCAACGAAGACGGCGTCTACTCGTGCAAACTGCATGTAGATGAGGCGGCATTTAATGCGTTCACAAAACAAGTGACCGATATCGTTGAGCGAGAGTATGATGCAGAGTGCCGAGTAAAAGGTAAGAAGCTAAAGAAGTCTTCTTCCAATCCTATTCGCATCACTCCTGACGGTGATTTCGAAATCTATGCCAAACAAGTGGCACAACGGCAGACCAAGAAAGGTTTGCTTACCTTCACCATTCCAGTCTTTGACTCGAAAGGTTCGAAGCTTCCAACTTCCCCTGCTATCGGCAGTGGTTCTACACTAAAACTAAGCGTCGAGGTTTATACTTGGTACACTGATTTGCAGGGGTTTGGTTATACCCTGCGACTGAAGGCTGTCCAACTCCTCGAACTAATCGAATACAACAACGGCAGTAGTTCCTCCTTTGGCTTCACCGAAGAAGAGAACGGCTACATTAACGATGGCGAATCCTTGGATACAGCGTTCCAAGAAGAAGAAACCGCGCAACCCGCGGGCATCAACTTCTAACCCTTATCGTTCCCGTTTCGAAGAAAGACTCGCTCTCACCCTGAAAGGGGTGGGGGCTCCCTTCGACTACGAGACGTTAAAGCTCAAATACACACGAGAGTGTGTCTACACCCCTGACTTCATCCTCCCCAACGGAGTGATTATTGAAGCCAAGGGTTACTGGCTACCCGCCGACCGCACCAAACATTTACGGGTGCGAGAATGCAACCCAGAGATGGATATAAGATTTTGCTTTCAGAACGCACACAACACACTAAACAAAAAGAGCAAGACCACATACGGGGACTGGTGCGACAAGCACGGTTTCCTGTGGGCTCACAAGACAATACCAAAAGAATGGATAACCTAACACCTGCACAAACACACCAACCTTGCCCAGACTGCGACAGCACAGACGCACTTACTATCAACACCGACGGAAGCACCAAGTGCTATTCCTGTGGTGTATTCAACCCAAAGGGAGGCGGCTCTAATACAGCCCCTCCCTCACCTCGTGTACCTTTAGGGTTTGTATCTGGACAGGTTTCAGACATCCCTGCACGAGGATTAACCAACGCCATCTGTAAAAAGTATGGCTACCACGTTGCTTCCGTTAATGGGGAGCCTTGTCACGTTGCTAACTACCGCAACCTAGAGGGTGAACTAATTGCCCAGAAACTACGCTTCCAAGACAAAAGGTTCTCCTGCAAGGGTAAGCCTTCAACTTTCTTTGGACAACACCTGTGGCCTAATGGTGGTCGCAAGGTAGTTATCACAGAGGGAGAAGTAGACTGTCTTTCTGTGGCGATGGTGAACGGTGAGGGTAAATGGCCTACGGTTTCTCTACCCACAGGCGCACAATCAGCCAAGACAATATTCAAGAACCAATTCGAGTGGCTGGACTCCTTTGACGAGGTTGTCCTTATGTTCGATGAAGATGAGCAGGGACGCAAAGCGGCTGAAGAAGTATGCCACCTACTGCCAGCAGGTAAGACTAAGATTGCTCGACTTCCTATGAAAGACCCTAACGAAATGCTTATGGCTAAACGTGGGTCTGAGATTGTTAGTGCTATGTGGGATGCTAAGCCTTGGAAGCCTGACGACATCATTGATGGTAGTGAGTTATATGAACGCCTCACCACACCTAAGAACTTCACAGCAATTGACTACCCCTTTGCAGGACTCAACCGTCTTACCCACGGTATCCGCAAAGGAGAGATTGTTACGTTCTGTGCTGGGTCTGGTATTGGTAAGAGTCACGTCTGTAAGGTTATTGCCCACGACATCCTAAAACACTCTGACCACAGGGTTGGCTACGTTGCACTTGAGGAGTCCCTTGAAAGGACGGCGAACTCCATCATTGGACTAGAAATGGGTGAACTCCTACATCTTGACCCTAACTTCACACCTAGCGAACCCTACAACGAAGCCTTCAAAGCTACTGTAGGGTCTGGACGTTGCTTTCTATACGACCATTGGGGCTCGCTAGACAGCGACAACCTCATATCTCACATCCGCTATATGACTAAGGTCTTAGACGTGGACTACCTCGTACTCGACCACCTTAGTATTGTGGTGTCTGGTATGGGTGACGGCGATGAACGTCGCATGATTGACAACACTATGACCAAGCTCCGTGCATTAGTTGAAGAGACTAAGCTTGGGCTTATCCTTGTGAGCCACCTCAAGCGTCCAGAAGGTAAAGGACACGAAGAAGGTGCATCCACTTCCCTAGCTCAACTCCGTGGCTCTGCTGGCATCGCTCAGCTCTCCGATATGGTCATTGGCTTGGAACGAAATCAACAAGACACAGAAGACCGTAACAAGACGGTACTCCGTGTATTGAAGAACAGATTCTCTGGAGAAACAGGCATTGCTTGTGCTCTTAACTACAACCCCCAATCGGGCTCAATGTCCGAAGAACATTATACCGAGAACCCCTTCTAATATATGAAATACTGCTCGAACTTTCGACACGACTTAGAACTAGGACAAGTAGCTGAAAAGGAAATTGGCGCATTGCTCTCTGAAAAAAAGATAGAGATTAAAAAAGATATGCTTGCCAAGAAGACGGGCAATGTATTTGTTGAGTATATGTCCAGAGGTAAAGTCTCTGGCGTAGACCGTTCCGAAGCTGATTATTACTGCTTCGTTGTTGAGTCCCTTATCATCTTCATTCCGCTTGTAGAACTTAAAGACCTCATTGAGCCCTTTAAGAAAACCAAGAGGGATGTGCGAGGGGGAGATAACAACACCTCACGGGGTATCTTACTCCCCCTAACCACACTTATACCAAGCACACAAAAATGAATAAAATAGGATTCTTTGATATTGAGACGAATGGCATCACCGATTGGACTAACCTGTCCGACCTTACTGATGTCCACTGTCTTGCTATCTATAGCGAAGGAACAGCCAAGGTTTATTCTGGAGATACTATTCAGGATGGACTCAAAGCTCTAGCTTCCTTTGACGCCATTGTGGGGCATAACTCCATTGGCTTTGACTACCCTGCCCTACGCAAGATGTATGGCTTTAGTCATCACACCGTTTGGGACACTGCTGTAATGGCACGTTGTATCTGCCCAGACGTTCGCGCCCAAGACCTCCTACGTGAGGGCTTTGATAAAACACTGATTGGTTCCCACAGCCTTAAAGCTTGGGGACATCGTATCGGTGTACTCAAAGATACCCACGGTGAAACCGAGGACTGGTCAACATTCACGCCCGCTATGGCTGAATACTGCAAACAGGATACTGTAGTTACTCATCGTATCTACGACCACCTAATAAGTAAGAATCCAGATGCACGTATGCTTATCCTTGAGCACCGCTTTGCAACTATCATCAGACAACAGGAAAGCAATGGCTTCCCCTTTGACTTAGCGGTAGCTGAGAAGCTCACCTCTGACCTTATGGTTCGTCGTGCTGAGATTTCCGAGGAGGTATCTAAGGTCTTCGGTCCTGCTGTGGTTGAGATGAAAAGTCACTGGTGGTTAGCTCCGAACGGCACAACAGCTAAGACTAAGAAGGAACTGGTTGCCGCTGGTTGGAAGGCTAAGGAAATCACTAAGGGACCAAACCGTACCAAGGAGATTCCATTCAACCCAAACAGCCGTGACCAAATCTGTGAACGTCTGATGGCACAGGGATGGAAGCCAGCAGCCTTCGAGGGTAAGCGTCCTAAGATTGACGAGCCTGTACTTAAAAGTATTGGTACTCCGTCAGCTCTGAAGCTCCTTGAATATCTGTTGGTATCCAAGCGTCTCGGTCAAGTGGCTGAGGGTAAGCAAGCGTGGCTCAAGCTAGAGCGCAACGGTCGTATCTACGGCAGGGTAAACACCAACGGTGCTGTCAGCGGACGCTGTACACACTCAACCCCGAACGTGGCTCAGACTCCTGCTGGACGTGCGCCTTATGGTAAAGAGTGTCGCTCTTGTTGGACTGCCCCAGAAGGTAAGGTACTTGTTGGTGCTGATGCTTCTGGTTTGGAACTACGTTGCCTTGCTCACTACCTCGCTATGTTTGGAGACAAAGAATACGGTCGAACAATCCTTGAGGGAGACATCCACACAGCCAACCAAAAGGCGGCTGGATTGCCTACTCGTGATGATGCGAAAACATTCATCTACGCTTTCCTGTATGGCGCAGGTGACGCTAAGATTGGTTCTATTGTTGGTGGTTCTGCCAAGCAAGGTAAAGCTCTCAAAGCTTCCTTCATGAAGAAGACACCATCCATCAAGAAGCTCTATGAAGCTGTTAAACAACGTGTGGAAGCCACAGGTGTCCTCCGAGGTCTTGACGGACGTGAGCTACCTTGCCGTAGTCCTCACTCTGCTGTGAACCTTCTCCTTCAATCTGCTGGTG